GGTCTCTTCAGTTCCGTTTATGTCGGGGTTGAAGCCGTACTTAAACAGGGTTGAATAACCGTTGGACTCACCCTTGGAGATAGCTAAATCATTATGCTCGTATAAGTGCCTAGCCCACGTTGTCATCGGGATTAGCCTCCCTGTTACCTACCTCTGGATCATACTCAGTCCCTTGCCTATTCATTACTCACCTACTACGTTGTCATCTTCTTCTGAGGTCTTGCCCTTAGAGCCGATTACGTTATCGTCTGGTCCATCGTAGTAGTCATTACGAGCATCTTCAGTAATTCTCGCCCGTTCTCTTGACTCTGCATATTGCTCCAAGTCCAGAGGTGGCAACTCAGCGTTAGCCAAGAGTGCATCTACAATGTCAGGTTGGTCAGCAAGGCTAATGTCAGCGCCGTTAAGGTTACGCAGGTAGCTACCCAATTCTTTAAGGTCGTGAGGGGCAACATCACCAGCGATGATCTTAGGCATCAACTTAGGGTCCAAGCCGTTAAGCTGCCACAGAGGCTCTACCAGTTGTTTGTTAAGAACGTCTACGATAGTCTGGATGTAAGCTTCGAGCGCACGAAGGAATAGGTCAGTCTTGCTCTTTGAAAGGGCGTAGGAACCTGTTGAGCCACCCCCCAGCATAAGAAACTCAGACAAAACACTTCTAGCAATGTCGTGTTGATACCTACGAATAATTGGGTCGATGTCGATGTTGCGAGTACCGTTAGAACTCATTAGCTCCACATCAACTAGGCGTTGACCACTAGGTGCTCCATCCTTATCGGGGTACATATCACTAGGTAGTATGATATAACCCTGCTCGTTGAACTTAACGTCACGAAGGATTTGTTGGATACTTCCCAGAAAAGCTTTCTGCTCTGCACTAGCATCCCCATTAAGGTATTCAGCAGGGACACGAGCAATAGGGATACCTGCCAACTCACGTTCAACTGCAATAGCCTCAATAGACTGAAGGTTGTTTAGATAAGTGTAAGAAGTGTAAGCATTGCGGAGAATAGACCTACCGGAAGGATCATTATTAATCACCGTTGTTCTATAATAGAGAGACTTCTTAGAGGGAATGAAGTGCTTACCGTCAGAGAAGGCCATGCCTGTGTCTTGGTACACTCCGAGGATGTCACCAGCCTTCTGGTCTACCTCAAAGCGGGATACTGTCCAAGGAGCACGAGAGGCAAGCTTACGAACACCGATCCTACCGTCTGGGAATTTAGTCTTCTTCTTTGGGTTTGTAGACTCAGTGGATTCTCTACGCTTGTAGACCACTTCAAACCAGCTAAACCCGAAACTAAGAAAAGAGAGTGCTTCTGAGATGTGGTCATCCAGAGTGTGCTCCATATCCTCCAAAACAGTCTCAATAAAGTTAGCCTCTGCTTTAGCTTCTTCTGTATCGTCTACAGGCTTAACTCTGATGTCTACATCACGAAGGATTTGCTCAACCGCATAAAGGACTGCACCAATGGTAGCATCATTATCGCGCATCTCTTGGTAAGTGCGGATAGCTTTCTTACCACGGAGTTCAGGAAGGAACTCGTCAGCACGGATTTGCCCATTCTTAGTATTCGAGCCAGAAACGCCAAGGATCGCTTTAGATTGTGTTTCACTCAGCTTAACGGCCATATTACTTTCCAAGTCCTTTAGCATTACTGTATGCGAGTTTTAGTTGAGGTTTGGCGTAACCATTAAGCATTAGGTCTGACAAAGCCCACACCATAGCATCAAGCCTGTCTGGTGAACCAATACTTCCGAGGGGTGACCATGTACGCATCTGGGTTTCCAGTTCTTCCAAGTTGGACCCATCTTCAGGGTTCCTAACGTGGTGGACCAGCTTACGCTCGTATAGAGCACTAATAGGTTCTGCACGGGCATACTTACCACGAGAGGCTCTTACCGCCTTAAAGGGGATCGTATCGTCCTCTCCGTGGATGGTGGTCTTAACCATGTCACCACCTTGGTTGACTTCAGCTACAATCCTGTCAGCTTCAAACTGGTGGTACAACTGAATAGCCTTAGATGCCCAACCTTGAGGAGACAGTTTCTCTGTGTAGTCACCAAGGATGTAGCCCTTACCGTTTACATCTACGCCAGCTACAACAATACCTGTCATATCACTCTCTGCATTAGAGGTAACAGCAGGGTCAATAGCTACAACAATACGGTTTAAGTAGGGGAGGTCTTTACGGTCTATCTGACAAGCATCAAGTGTGTCAGTAGTCCAGAGAGCACCTTCTGATTCTTCTAGAACCTCAGCGTAAAGCTCCTGCTTACCAAGGCGTGTGCCTTCATACTGTGCTTTAACTGCTTCTAGGTATGTTCCTGCTAGGTTAGCAGAGTTATCAAATGTAGAACCACTTGTGATAACCACTTTAGGTGATTTAAGGATAGTTCTTACAAGTTTGGTTGGTTTTGGTGTGGTTGTTACACAAATGCGGGGGTGTTTGCCTAATCTCAAGCAAAACTGTAGCATGTCCCATGTGTCTTGGTCTTTATTCCAAGCGGCCAACTCATCACACCAAGCTGCTGAGAATTGTGGGCCACGTAGACGCTCAGGTTCCTCTGCGGAGTAGAACTCTACCTTAGCCCCATTCTCCCATACCAGAGAACGCTTAGTGGGAGACCACTCAGGAAAGCCCATAGGGATTCCCTTGTGTGTTTTATCTCCAGAGAAGCAGCAGTTGAGAAACCCTGACTCTCCTTTAACCATAACCCGTTCAATATCTGAGTTGGTAGAAGCTACAGCAGCTATTCGTTTGTGTCCCTGCTTAACTTGCTCTCTTACCCACTCAACACCCGCTCGTGTTTTACCGAAGCCCCGTCCGGCGTTAATAAACCACACGTTCCAATCTTTATTGGCAGGAGCCATTTGCTCAGGTCTGCCCCAAAACTGCCAATCGTATTTTAATTCTTTAGCTTGCTTAACTGAAAGCTTCGAGAGTAGGTCTTTAGCTTTCTCTGGTGGTAGATCACGTAGGGTCTGTGCTGTAATCATCGGGTTAGACCTCATGGTGAAACCTACAAACTAATAACTGTCGCCAGAATAAACATCACAGGAGCGATAACACAAGTTGTAGCTAAAACCTTTTCATATGTTTTATTGCTCATCTTCTTCAGCCTCTTCTTGCAACCCAAGCAATTCAGCAAGCTGGTCGATAGCACTCAAGTCTTCATCTGCTGTGTCTTGCTCTACTTCGATATTAGTAGCTGTAGGAGACCAACCAGCCTTACTACGAAGGAACAACTCTTGTGAGGGGTAGTGGCCGAAGTCACCTTCATTCAGTGCTCTATGGATTACCTTGTTGGAAATCTGTGAGTTGATTTCTGCCCTAGCTGCATCAAGGTCAGCCTTATAGTATTTGTAGAAAGTATTACCAGACTTAGGTGCATCTGCAAACTTAGCCTGCACTTCCCCAATAATATCTTTAGAGGACAGACCCTCTTTAGCACGTTTAGCTACAAGCTCACCGATCTGTTTATTGTAGCCTAGCTTACTGACAGGTGCTCCTAGAGCCATTTCGTTCTCCATTAAAAGTTTACCCACCCTCACGAGAAATACCTTACGGGGAATTGTATCCTCACCGTGGTTCTCGTGGGGTGGTATTAGTATATTGTTTATAGACAACTATAAGTGGGTAGCCGTAATGGCGAAGCTATTGCTTCTTAAGGTCGCTCACTTACGTGTAGCTACAACAATAGTGTTTATAACTACAATAATTATTAAACTCTCTAGCCTCTACTATAGTTTCTAACTTACAGTGGGTAGCGTAAGTCAATCCTATAAGTGGCTCACTGATGAGTGGCTAAACTACATAGTATTAATAATCACAATATAGCATCTCTACTATGGCTCTTACTTAAGTGGCTTACTGTTAGTTGCTCACTACAGAGTTGTTAATCTATAATAGTTATTATTTATTGTAGTTGTTAATCTACAGAGAGAAACTTTAGTTCCCCCCTTACCCCCCAAGAGAGGTAGTTAATTATATATAAGTCCTTTTTTCGTCTAGCTACTCGTGTAAAAGTGCAACTATTTAGAATAAATCTTATAAGTGGCTGTAATCTATAGATTCATTTTTCGTGATAATTGTTACAGTTTTCCACCTTTAGTTGTCAAGCTTTCTGTATTGCACTTGATCCAGTTTTATATACTGCCCTACTGCCAGTGAAATCCCAATGGTGTGCGCTAATGTCACACCCAAAGTAAATTTCTTCTTTTGGATTTGTAGGGGGCTACCGCACCCACCGAATCGATTCGCGTATTTTACAGAGGGTCCCATCATTTGTCAATAGGGTATCACGAGTTGTTACA